ACAGCACCGTTTTCCATAATTGCGTGAAAGAGTATAGGACGCCCTGTAATCGATGCCAGGCCAAATATAATGCAGTCTTCAACTTCTCCATAGTGATCTTTGAGATCATAGAGATATTCTCTCCTGATCTGTGCATAGGTCACAGGAATATTCGCATTTAAATAGGCCATGTATCATATATTAACTAATTAGAGCTATAATGATAATGATAGCAACGGCTACACCGATTTGTACTTTTCTGTCGGACTTAACCCTTGCAATTATGTTGTTTACTATTTCCATAGTTTCCTCCTGATTAATCGTAAATGTCTCCCCAATTTTCACCAGACTCATAGTCTACTTTATTAGGGACGTGTAACTTAACAGCATTTTGCATAATATCAATAATTTTATTTGCATGCTTTTCAGATTCTACTGAAATATCTAACTCATCATGAATCTGTATGTGAGGTATAATTTTTTCTTCATAAAGGTCTAACATTGCTTTCTTTGTCATATCGGCAGCTGATCCTTGGATTAATTTATTTAAAGCTTTATATGTAAAAGCTCTTCTAATATTATTTTCTCCAAATTTAGCATTGGCTTCTTCCCAAGTCATTGGACTTGTAAGTCTTCCGGGTCTAAATGCAGCTTCTTCCCATGTATCAAATCGACATCTTCTTCCAAGAAGAGTTGTAATATATCCATTTCTTTGTGAATCTCTTGATGTATTATTCATTAAATCTTTAACAAAAGGTACACGGCTATGATATTTTTCAAATAATTTTTCTGCTTCTTCTTTAGTGCTTAAACCCAATTCAGCTTGAAGCTTTGCTTTACCCATTCCATAAAATAATCCTAAATTAATTGTCTTAGCCTGAGATCTTTCTATACCTGCCATATCTGCTACAGTTTGGTGAAAGTCTACATCATTATTTTTAAATCTATCCACTATGCTTTTAACTTCATCGTCTTCTCTAAGTTTAGGACTAGCTGCTGCATAGTGTACTACTAATCTTGGTTCTTGTTGAGAATAGTCAAAACATCCCCAGGTATGATTTCTTTCTGGTAAAAATAAGGACCTAAATCTTTGTTTCTCGCTGGGACCTGCTGGAGATTAGGATTAGAATAACTAAATCTTCCAGTTACCGTTCCTCCTTTCTCACCTCTTACTGGATTTATGTCTGCGTGTATTCTACCTTTATATTGGTATTTAATAATTGTATCAATGAATGTTGTATGAGCCTTGTTTATTTCTCTAGCTTTTGCTATACATTGAACCAAAGGGTGCTTATGCACTTGTAAGAAATTTTTAGTAAAGGAAGGTGCCTGTGTTTTTGCAGTTCTGTTATAAGGTAAGGAAAGTTTGTCAAAAACTTTACCAATCGATCTTGCTGCCCATATTTGGACATCTACTTGTGTTTCTTTTTTTACTTTTAACAACAACTGCTTTTCTTCTTCTGATAATTTGGACTTTAATAAGTGCGCCCTTTCTACGTCTACTCGAACGCCCTTAACTTTCATTTCTACTAAACAAGGAAACAATCTTGTTTCTAAATCAAATACTTCAGTTAAATTGTCTTTTCTAATTTCTAAAGATAAATGTTTAAATAATTTTAAAGTTAATTCAGCATCTTTCTCAGCGTAGTTTCCAACATACATAGCTGGTAATTTATACATTTCTGCTTTAGGATCTGCTCCTGCTTTTTCGGCTGCAGTAGTTAAAAGACTTTCGTCTTTAACTTCTCCTAAATAATCATAACAAAGACTGTTTAAAGAATAAGAATATCTGTTTTCATCTACCAATGCTGACATAACCATGGTGTCTATAATATGTCCATTTACTTTGATATTGTACGCTCTTAACCAACACATATCATACATAGCGTTGTGAAATATTTTAGTTGATGGAAGAAGACATATTTCTTGAAGCCAATCTAATACTTTTTTTCTAGGTAAGTTTCCCTCTCTATGAGCAATAGGAAAATATCCTGACCATCCTTCAACAGCTACAGCTATTCCTATTATCTCTCCTTCAGCTGTTAAAGCTCCAGAACCTTTTGATTTTAAATTAGGATCTCTAGTCTCTAAGTCAATTGCTATATATTTATGTTCTTTTAAATCTGGAAAATTTTCTGGGCATACCCATTCAGTTGCTGCGGCAAACATTATTTAACTATCC